CCATAAGGTCTTGAATGACGCGAATGGCCGTTCCGTCGTTGATTTCACAAAACGGCGCAGCATATGTTTGGCTTTTTGCGTCATAAACTGAATACAATGTTTTCAACATCTTACCCTCCATTTTTTTGCATAATATACATTATGCAACATTTCCATTGGTTTACATTATAAATTCCTGATCAGTAGTTCAAGCCTTTTTATTTTAATTTCTTCTGACACCCATAGTCGGTCCATAGCTTCGTTATACTCATCTATGACTTCTGGCATATCTTCTGCTCTCTTTTTCTTCAGCTCTGCCAGTTCCTCTTCTGACAGTAAACTGTCGTAATACCTGGGCGGTTTTACCTTGTGGTTATTGATCACCACATAATCATGCGGATAAACATCCGCCTTATACTTTTCTAACCAGGTCTTTCCTATACCTGGCATTCTCGACATTGTGCAGTATTCCGGTTCTACCGTGGTCCCCTCCCCTGTTAGGGGGCACCACCTTGTGTAATGGTCTTCTGCACCTTCACCTTTCCATTTTTTCATTATGTACCGTGCTACATATGCAGCCGATTGAAACGTTACCTCTCCAATCGTACTGAACCCATAGGGCCATAATTCTTGTAACGCTTCACTTGTATATAATTTACAACCGTCCCGGTTGGTCCATAATTTCTTGTCTTTAAAATCCATACCAAAAATTATTGCGTGATAATGGGGCCGTTTATTTTGGTCCCCATACTCTCCGCAATGGAAAAATCTAATGTTTTTTCCAAACCTTTTTCTTAATCGTTTCATAAAACGTTGATATTCACTTACGTCCAGGCTTTGTGGATTGCTGCGCTTTTCCAAATTAGCCTGGTCAAACGTTAATGTTATGAAACAGTTTTCATCATGCATTTCTGCTTCATGCATAATACGTATCGCCCACTGACGGCTATAATTCAGCCGGCAGCCGATACATTGTCCACAGGGCAAATTAAAACCCTTCGCAAATGCGAAGGGTTTGTTAAATACCACTTTCCCTTCGCTTCTATAGGCGAGCAGGGGGTGATAACACGTCATTAGATACGGTATCCACCCCGCATCGGCATCGCGAAGTTCTTGCGCTTAACCTTCATCGCGCCTTTTGTAAAACTCCGCCGCGATGCTTTACGCTTCATTTTTTTTCGATACATCTTTTGCCCTTTCTCTTACCAGGAGAACGCATTCTCCTTTTTCATTGGGTACTGGGTAAGCATCTAGGAGCACTCTTGTTCCGTTTCCATTTGGAAAACCTACTCCTACTCTTACCCACCTGGTATTGCCCTTGTTATCTTCACGCGGGCTAATCACGTCGTACACCATGCTTCCCTCCTGTCTCTGGTGTCAGTCCGCACAGTTACATCAAGTGGGTAACTGTGCGGTGCGCCCCTCAGCCCTCCGATTTATCGGTGTCTACGGGCTCAGGGGCGCTTTCTACGGGTGCCGTGTCACCCGATCCGGTTGCTGGGGCAGGGGAGGGTGCAAGCCCCAGCTCTGCCATTTTGTCTGCATTTTCCGGATTTGTTGCGAATTCAAAAAATTCGCCAGGATCGTTGTCAAACAACTTCCTTATATCTGAAGGAAGACCCATAAAGCTCTCCATCGAGCTGTTAATCATCTCAAGGGCTTCCTTGTAATCCTTCACGTCCGAAACATCGGCATATTGAGCAACGCCACGGTTGACGTGTTCGATTATGCCAGTCCGATCGTTTCGCTTAATAATTTCTCTGACATCGCATTCCTTTAGGAAATGCTGTTGCGCCATGCTTTCGCCTGTCGTTTCAAACGCCAAGCGGTCGTGGCCGCCATAGGCTGTTACAAATTGTAACTTTTTCGTCATCTCATCATCTCCTTCATCCAATCTTTTAGCATTGACGTCATAATTTCTGCTTTAAGTGCCAAATCTTCTGCCATTGGCACTGTTCTTTTTGCAAGCGCATCTCCAGCGTTATTAGCTGCTGCCCAAGCGTCGCTTGCTAAACCACTGATTCCAGCACCTTCTGTGTCTATTTTTGACCGCTGCTGTTGAACCTTTTCCAAAAAACTCTCTAAGTTTTTCCGCACAAATGCTTGCACACCTTGACCAGTCAATACTGACTGAATAGGTACACCTTCCAACACTGCTAATGCTGAAGTAACGACGTTTTCAGGCGACATTGTTGAAAACAACCTAGGCCAACGCTCATCGTGCAAAACCTTTTGAAACTCTCTCGTTTGCACTATTGTCTTCGCGTCTTCTTTATTTTTATTAGCCATTGCCACGGCTGACGATGTTTGAGCTGCTTCAAGCCCAACATTTGACACTTGCGCCATAGCGCCTGCTGGCGTACTAGCGCCACCTTGTTTGTACGCTAAAATTGGATTAAGACCTGCTGCCTTTAAGTCTGCCATTCTGCGTTGCATTGACGTATTAGACATTCTTTCCTGGAACGCCATCTGCCGTTTTGCTTGTTGATTGCGCATATGGTTAGCCATCACTGCGCTTGCGACTTGCGCCCACATTATTTACAACTCTCCACTGCTATAGCGAGGCCAGCGGCGACGCTGCATACAGCGTCCGCAAAGTCAGGGTGGTTATTAGCAAGGAGCCAAGTAACCACCACACCCAATACAATTGGAAGCACATATCGTCTGACCGCTACTGCTGCTATTACACCTCGCCAATTCATTAGAAATGATCGATCAAGCCCGGAACGCTATAAACCGGCATTGGGCGAGCACACTTAAGGCTGAAATACGCATCGAACAGCAGATCCGGTTCAGACGGTACTGCTACAACCCGATCAATTGGCGGGTTTTCTTCAATAAACGATGCGTTTAATGCTGGCAGTGATCCAAAGTCCTGTGCCACGTGCCAGTTATCCAGGGACGATGCTGCGTCAGACCGCATAATTCCAGTGATCATACTTGGCTTGTAACGATACTCCGCATAGCGCTCCTGATAACCGAATACTGCGTCGTCGTTTGCCGACCCATCGGCATAGATTTCCTTATTAAGGACCGCTTGTTCACCTAGATGTGCAAGCGCCGGCCAGTAAAAGTCCCACCGGTCCTGACGTGACCACATACGGTTTAGTCCTTGCTGGTAGTTTAGGTCTGCAAATACGCAAGCCAAACCGATGATGACACTGTGTTCTGTAAACGACTTATTAAAACCACCCATTCGGCCACCTGTTGTGCCGAATGCTGACATATTGCCTTGAGGTGATGTTCCGTCTGTTGAAGACGTTTGTGCAATGGGATGCACATTAATACGCTCTTTACCGCCACCCAAATATTCAGGGCGCTGAAGCCGCGCATCTGGCGATACAACGCCAAAGTGGCTTCTTACAATTTCAGTGTACCGTGTACCACCTCGCGCATCACGCTCATACAGTCTTTGAATCTGAAACGCTTCGCGCAGCTGATTGATTGTAGCTGCTGTTGCTTGTGACAGATCTGCATATAGACCGTTGGCCTGGGTCGATGGGTTTGCACTTGTGTTGATTACCGACCCAATATCTTGCAATTCGCGATACCCGCCTGCTGCTGAACTGTATACGCCCAGGGGTGTATTTGCTCCCTGGTCGTAAGCGACTCTTGCTTCTGTACCAAGTGGCAGTGTTACCGCATCGCCTTTCTGCGGCCACGGTAAACAGCTTGTAAAATAGTCGTGGCGTTTGCCACGCTTGAGCATCACATAATCGCTATATGTGTCGGGCCCATCGTCTTTATCGACGACAACTGAATCTTGCAAGTTCTCGTCTCGAAACCATTCGTTCCAAATGAGATTATATGCCCGACCGTGCAAATTGTTCCAGGTAAGGGCGTTTCCAATTGGTATGCCCATGTAGTCAAACAAGCTATTTGTCGTGACAGTTCCTGACACCGTCGGCACCAAATAGTCTGTACTATCACCTGGATTCTCCTGTTCTCCACACATCTTTTGCCAGTTGTTCCATACCAGCCTGTATGGCACTGCAAAAAAGAATGTTTCTATATAAAGATTATCCATAATCGGATTGACCGGCGTCGCCAGCCGGCCAAACCCTGTCATAGAACACGTGAACGTATCGCCCGGCAGCGCTTCGTCTACAAAGATCGGGACCAGGTAACCAGCATCGAACGCTGTTTTCAAACCATGATCCCGTTTAAATACTGACCTCTGAATTTCTGCTTTTGGCACACGACTAAAATCGTGTGACATTGTGCTGGGCATTGCGCCGCTCGGACCGAACATCTTAGTTTTCCTTTGTTAGTTCACGTAACTTGATCACTTCGCCTACAGGCTCAGTTTCCAAATCACCCGATAGCTCGTTGAACCGTCCAACTCTTTCGAGCGTGAAATCCTCACTGTGCCTAGCAAACGGGTGACTTTGGTTCTGTTCCATAAGGTCTTGAATGACGCGAATGGCCGTTCCGTCGTTGATTTCACAAAACGGCGCAGCATATGTTTGGCTTTTTGCGTCATAAACTGAATACAATGTTTTCAACATCTTACCCTCCATTTTTTT